TGCTGTAGCACCTGCCGGTACTGCAATATTTCCATTAAATTCTACTCTGTACTTTGCCTTGCAAGTGTTAGTAGCACCTTTGAGGTTGATTAATCCGCTTCCTGTTCTGTGCGAAATATATCCTTTGTTACATACAGATGTTGGTGCATCTGTAAATAATACATTTCCATTTACCGCAACTGTCTGTGTTGCAACATTTGAAAATTCAGCCATAATAAAAACCTCCTTATTTCATTTCTCCTATTGTTTTAGGTTTCTCTTCTTTTGAAGTTTTTACTCCCATTGAAACCATAGACTCTTTAAGCAATTCTGTATAATCTTTCTTTGCCATCTTATCTACTGTATCAGAAATTTCTGATACAGTTTTTAGCTCATAGATATTAAGCTTATTAAAATCTATGCTTTTAATTGCTTCTATAAACTTATTTTTTAATTCTTCCACTTTAGAAACCTCCAGATAATTAAAATAAGGGCAAACATTATAGCCTGCCCTTTGATTATAAGTAATACTGCTTAGCAGACATAATCTTTCGAGTTTTCTTTCAAGTTAAACTCGATACTTAACTCGATTAAATTGAGTTAAATCAAGTTAAATTGAATTAAACCGAGTTAAACCAAGAATTAAACCGAGCAAATTTGATTAAGATACTTGATTATTCAGTTGTTTAGCAACCACAACCTGTATTGCATCCACATCCGTAAGCATATCCGTAAAGGTTGCTTGCTGGGAATGATGGAACCGGTGTAGGTCTTACAGCGTCGATTATCTGATTTGTCTGTGCTGCCATTGTGGTAGTCAGAAGTGCATTCTGTCTATCCTGCGAAGCAGCTCTGCGTAAATCATTATTCTCTGCCTGTAATGTTGCAATCTTGTCGTTAGTCAGGAAATCAAGGATAGCTCTTGTTCCTGCGTTCTGGCTGTCGATAATATCTCTTGTATTATTATTCATTGTGTTCTGCAAAGCACAGGTGTTAGTTGCCATATTGTAGTTTACACCCTGAATAGCTTCTCTTGTCTCACAGCAACAGTTAGCAAGCTGTGACTGTAAAGCATTGGTATTCTGCATATTAGCGACTGTATCAGCGTTAATAGCCTGCTGGATGCCGTAGCCTGTCTGCATAATGTTTGTATTTATGCCATTAAAGCCTGTGAGCATACTGTTGTTCATAGCATAAAAGCCGTCGCAAAGTCCGTTGGAAATGCCATCTAACTTGCTGATAACCGCTGAATTATCGAAGCCTCTCTGAATGTCAGCCTGTGTCGCATATCCCTGTAATGCTCCACCATTACCGCCAAATCCGCCAAAGCCACCGCCCCAGCCACCAAATATTGCAAAGATTACAACAATGAACCAAAGCCATCCGCCATCTCCCCAGCCATTGTTATTACTGTTGCCATCAATATTTGCAACAAGTGGCACACTGGCACAATTTGAATTAAACATATTAGTTACCTCCATTAATTTATTCATAAAGATGTCACCCAGGTAATTTGCAAAGACATCTAATATGCTATTAATTATTAAATCTGCTTTTTATCTGATTAAATACATCATCTGCATTTAATCCTTTTTCCTTACATAAATTTCTAGCCATTTGTTCAATGCCTTGCATATTGCCTTGCTGCGCCATTTGTATCGTATTTTTCATCATTGGGTTGCTCATAAGCTGATTATTGTTCGCTATCTGCTGCAAAAATTGTTGAGGACCACCTCTCATCATTTGAAAAATGTTAATTGGATTCATTCTTCATCACCGCCCTTGCTCTGTGTTCGTGAAGTTTTTCTTTGCGTTCCTAAAGATTTATCAAATCTATCTTCTAACTGCCCTATCTTCTCTGATAACTCTTCAAACTTATTCAGAAATAGCTGTGTGCTTTCGTCTGATAGGGTAAATTTAGCGTTCTCTGTATTAGCCATAGAATTTACTGTCTGATTATCTTTAGGGGCTGTATAAGGCTTATACACAATCGTGTTGATAGTTCCGTTAGCGTTCCAACCTTTAACATAGATTTCCGACATATCCTGTTTCGGAAAGAATGCCATTGAGCCATCCATAGGGACCTCGTTAGCATTAATATTTTCAACCGCCTGCACTATTCTTCCATTAATGCCTGCTATCTGCTGTGGCATAGCCTGTTGATTTGCTAAGGACATTTGTGTCCCTGCCACTGGCTGTTGTAAGCTCTGCTGATAATTTTGTAAAAAGTTCATTCTATCCATATATGGATTTTGAGATTGCATATAAGAATTATTCATCATAGGCACTTGATAAGGATTGTTCATTGTCTGCCTCCTCTAAAACCTCTTCAATTGCGTGGATAACAAGAGATAATGTCACTAAATCAAGTTTCTGTAATTCTTCTTTGCTTAAAATCTTTTCTCTAACTTCATCTGAAAACATTCGCACTACCTCTCTTTCTGATTATATTTTGGCATAAAAAAAGACGGATTAACCGCCATAAATTAGACAGTTATCCGCCATTTTAAAGTAAAAAAATAACGCCCTTACGGCGTTTGCTAAACTTCTATGATTACTTTCTTGATTACCTCTTTATTTTCTTGCAAAAAGACGATGTTCAAAAAATCTCCTTTCATTCAGTGTTTATGCGGGTTTGCAGTGTTTCTTCTCCTTGAAAAAATAGCAGGGGATGAGAGAATCGAACTGCATTGACTACTTCCTTATTCCGCTCTATTACTGGGCTTCTGGCTTTGTGCCTTGATTACTTTGATTACTTTGTAATCAAAATCCTAATAATTGATAGCATTATTAACTTGCTCAATCTTAGTTCTATCAGTCTTATTACTGTAAATGTAATATTTTCTTGTTGTCTCAATGCTTGTATGCCCCATCATTTCTGTTATAACAGTGTCACTCACGCAATTATCATACAATGCAACACTGTATGCCCGGCGGACTTTGTGCGTGGAACGATAATTAATGTCTAGTGCCTTGCATATCTTATGCAACTTTCTGTTAAATGCTTGTTCCTTTATACGCTCTCCCTTTTCTTCAAACATATAAGTTCCAAAAGGATTTAATCTGCGAATTGCCTTAACAGTATTTACAGCTTTATCTGGAATAATTATATCTCTTAATCCTGCGTCAGATTTAGGATAGTCGCTTACTATCTTAGCCCATTTCCCATTTTCATCTCTGACCTTAATTTCTGTTCTTTGTATAGAAATATAATGCTTAATAGTTCCATCTTTCAGTACAGTGTTGTGAATATCAGAAAACTTAAGTGATGATAACTCGCCAGCTCTCATTCCACACTCAAACATAAGTAATAATCCCAGGCTCCTTATATCATATCGTTGCCATAGGTATTCTGTGATTCTTGGAATTTCATCCTCGAAATACACCTGTTCCTCTTTCTTTTTCACATTTTTAGTAAAAGCTCTGCGTGATAAATCCAAGTCTCCCATAAATTGTGTGATACTTAGATTAGTATACCCCTTTTTCTTGGCATATTTAAAAATGCCATTAATAAGGATTCGCATATCAGAATATGCCTTATGTGTAAGCTTACATTCGGCAATAACAGTCTTAATAAAGCATTCTAAGTCATCTTCTGTAATGTACTTGATTTTCTTATCTGCCATGTGATATGCTTCATTAGTGAAAAATCTGGCAAAGTTATCATTATACTTATCATATGATTGCTTCTTGATTTCGTGATATTCAAGTTTTTGGTCTGCCCATTCCTTGAATACAGCCTTAACTAAAGGTTCATTAGCGAGTTTCTTGTAGTGTTCCACAATTCCATCTTCAAGAGACTCTTGCGTTGAACGCTTTAGCAGCTTTCTGCCGCTTGATGTGCTTTCGTCTGGCAAGTATGTATACCACTTCTTATCCTTTCCTTGCCAGATTTCATTATTGTGTGCTTTTAAATATTTTTTCCTTTCGTTCATTTCAATTTGTTTTTGAACATCGTCACGAGAGATAATACCATTCTCTAGTACATAATTCAACAACTCTTTGTCTGTTAATTCCAATCACAGCACACCCTTTCAATTTTATTTTTAATGTTTCTTATTCTCCTTTCAAGAGTTCTTTGCGATACGCATAATCGTGCAACTATCTCTTTTTGTGTAAAATTCCGAGAAAGAAGTTTGAATATTCTCTCTTCTTCCTCGGTAAAATTGGCATTTTCCAATATCTTTTCAAGTTCCGGCTTAGTAAGTTCTGAAAACTTCATAAGCCATACTCCTTAATATTTAATTTTTATTTTTGTTTCTTCTTCTAACTGTTCAATAAGTTCTTTCGGATCTATGAGTCCTGCGTTGAAATCTTCGTTGAATTTATCAATCTCATCAACAAGCCGTTCTAGTCGCTTATTTCCAAATCCAAATTTATCATGTAGGACCCATAATAGAATCGTTAAGGCATTACCAAACATTTCTTTATTTTCTTTATTCTTCTGCCTGTTTAATTGAACTCTCATCATTTGTTCCTGAAATCTTCGTTGTTCCGACTTGCTCATTTAACATAGCCTCTCTTTTCTTTTTCTCCCGATATCTTTTACAGTATATGGCATTTTTACCGGTTTCAATCCTTTTAGCTTCTATTCTTTTTTGTGCAGCTTTGCCTTTTTCTGATTGCTTATACCTTTTTTGTGCAGCCTTGCCTTTTTCAGTCTGAAAATATTTCTTTTGACTAATTTTATGTTCTTCCGACTGATTATATCGTCTGCGTCTAGCTTTGCCTTTTTCGCTCTGTTCATACATTCTGTCATATATAGCCTTTGCCCTTTGCTTTGGCTCTAATTGCTCTAATTTATTTCTAAAAGCAATCTCTTTATCCAGTTTATTCTGTTGAATTATATCTGGCTGTTCAAGTGTATTGTATAGACAATCATTCAATGTGCAGTTAAGACAATCGGGATAAATACAATTTTTAGGTTTCATAATCTACCTCATGGCGTTTATTCTTTCTTGAATATCTTGAGGTGCTTCGATATACTCTTCTGCATTTGTATTTTGACCAATAATGGTATTTTCTTTAATTTGTAATGTATTTATATCTCTTTGGAATTTTTGCTCGATTTGAGCCTTGTACGAATTCGCATTCGTCTTTTCGATAAGTGATTTGATATTGTCTGGCATACGATTTATTTCATTCGCACGCTTAACAGCTGTTTCGTAAGTTCTTAGAAAATTAGATTGTATAACTGTTTCTATTGTCTGATAATCTGATGTCGCCCAGTTTTTGAGGTTATCAGGAATACCAACTGCCTGTCTGACTAACGGCGGCAGTTTATTAAATTCTTCAACTGCTCCATATGTGCCATTCCTTAATGCTTTACTGACTAATCCCCAAGCTGTCATTCCGTCAAGCTCCTGCGGTTGTGATATAGTCTGTATCTTGCTTATTATCTGCCCTACATCTGGTGCAAAACCGCTAGTATTAGTTGCAATACAAGCTCTTAACGCCTGCAAAACTAATTCTTCCGGATATTCAGCAAGCATTATATACCAAGCATTAAGAGTAATCTTCTTGTCTGGTGGATTGTAGTTGGGGTAATAAGCCTGTATCGTCATTAGAAGTTCTCCAACCTTTTCCTCCGTCATTTCATCGCCTCCATCCATTCGTCAAATACATTTTTCTTGCCCTGCTTATTAGAACTATCTTCTTTCAATTCAAATAGCCCTTGCCAGCAATGGTCTACTGACTGATTAAGAATCTTAACAGCCAAGTCATTATCTCCGCCTGATAACTTTTCAAGAGTATTCATAGCTCTATGCAATGCCTTGTCGGTGCATATAGGCTTCTTAATTCTCTTACGCATTGTCACATACTCGTTAAATGCTTCATCAAGCAATTCATCATTGGGATAATAACTTTTCTTTTTAGATATTACGTTAGTAATATCTTTTTCCATATTCTTATCTTCTTTAATTTCTTCCGTTCTTTCATTCTTACTTTCTTTTAATATAGAGTTTGTTAATAGAATGTTATCTGTTTGTTGATTGTTTGTTAAGTTGCTTGTTATTTGTTTGTTATCTTGCTTGTTATCCGTTTGATACAAATTGTAGTTAACCACAGTAAATATCGTGAATTTGTTTGTTGCTTTGCTTGTTATTTCGCCTGTTAATTGCAAGTGTTTTAGCGAGGTACGAATTTCCATTACAGACAAATTAGTTTCTTTTGATAATTCAGATATTGAAGAGGGGAAAGACCCTCTTTCAATTATCTTGCCTTTATAATTTCCATCTTTCCAATAGGCACTTATCAACATATACATAAAAAGTCTGAATGTATTAATATCGCTCCACCATTCCCACTTTAAAATCTTTCTGTCAATTTTAATTGCCTGCCATAATTACCTCTTCAAGTTCCGTCACACTGTTACTTCACTAAATCATTGATATTAACTCTGAATCCGTCAAACTCCTTGCCTTTGCTTCTGCTGTAAGTGGCTGTATCAAAGAACATCAAGTTACCCTCTCTATCCGTTGCCATACTCACACAATTTCTTGTAAGACTGCCTTTTAGCAAGTCAAGGACTATTTGTATTTCCTGTTTTGTATCATCTGTCATAGTTAATCTCCTTGCTTGATATTCAAATTCTTAAACATAGCACACATAACATCTACAACTATACTGTTTCCAAACTGCTTGTATAGTTGCGTGTTACTGTTTACTGCTGCCATTTTGGATATGTCCTCGTCTGATACTCCCATAAGCCTGCCACATTCTCTCGGTGTTAGCTTTCTGATACGATATTGTGTAGCAATATGGTTATTTGCATATCCGTGTGTACCAGCTACAAGATTAGCAGATATGCCATTATCAGAAATAACTGTACCGCATTGAGAACCATTGCTTGATATTTGACCGACTTTTTGGATATTATTTTCAAGCAATAAATTATCTTTCTGTACACTTGTTAAGCAATTACTTGTACCTTGCATATTTACTTCTAATCTCTGCTCTGTTGGGTTTCCCACAGTTCTATCTGACGGATTATCAGGATTTCTGCCACGCATAGCAACTATTTGACTTTCAAGAATTTTCGGCTCTTGATTGCCACCTTGCATTGTACTCAATGTCGGACTGCACCCCCCTACATCATAAATTCTGCCAGTTTGAGGATTACTGAAATTCTTTTCCTCTGCTATGTTACCTATTTGTATTACCTCCATAACACTTCTCGGCTCCTTATATTCTCTTGCGGTAATTGAGGGCATTATGTCCGTGTATGTTCTCCACTTGCCATTTTCAAGACCTCTTTGACTACCGTCTAAGATTATTTGTTCCATAAGTACAACTCCTAAATCGTGTTTTTCAGCTTTTACACACCGGGAAATACCCCCGATAATGCCTTTTTGAAATCTGTCTGAAACTTCTGTATATATGCTTCCTAATACTTCCATTCAATTACTCCATTCATAGATTGATTCCCAAAACCTTTATAATCCCTCGCCATAAGAGTTGTTGCAATATCAATTTGCTTTTCAATCTGCGTTGCTTGATTGCTTAACAACAAGGTTTCCGTCTGACCGCAAGTTTGATATTCCGCAGTCGTATCTTGCTTTGATACAGTTTGCAACTTCTCTCTGTTGTGACTTATTGATTGTTCCGTCAATGCAAGTCTGTCTGTCTGTCTGTCTGTCTGTCTGTCTGTTGAGATTATGTTGTGGTAATGTGCCGTTGTCAATAAGCTGTTTTATCAGCTTGTCAGCCTTTTCATTGTTGATGTAATACTTTTCATCTACATTATCCTCGAGATAGTCTTTCAACTTCTTTTTGAGTGGTATAGGCTGTGGAAAATCATATGAGTAATTGCCAAGGAACGAAAACATAAAGCATCTGTTTCTGTTCTGCGCCACTCCATAATTTTTAGCATTCAAGTCTTGCCAATAATTTGTGTACCCTAAACTCTCCAAGAATCCCAACCACTTCTCAAAATCATTGATGTTTTTCTTGCCGTGTACTTGCGGTACATTCTCCATAAACAGTATTTGTGGCAGTTCTCCATTGCCATCTCTGATTTCGGTTAAAATCCTCTCAACTTCCCATAACAGACCGCTTCTTGTTCCACTACCTTTACTCATTCCCATTTGCTTTCCGGCGACAGACAGGTCTGTGCAAGGAAATGAGTAAGTCATCATATAGCAATACTTGTCTGCATCAACAATATTTAAGTCATCAGCGTGTACCTTTGTTATATCCATAGTTGGAAAGTTCGTTCCGTGTACTGCGTTATAACTTGCTATGGCATACTTATCAAACTCTACAACCCTGTAATGCTCAAATTTTGCACCTATTCTCTTTAGTGCCATAGCCTGCGAACCATATCCGGCGAATAATTCTATCAATCGGATAGGCTTTGTTATGCTGATTGGTTCTCGCAAGTAGTCAAATAGGTTCATCTGTGTCATTCCGCACCTCCAATAAAATCCTCAATATTCATTTGCGGGTCTTTCGGAAATACAAGCATTTCATTTTTAGCACGCTCGTAAAAGTTTCTGTCAATCTCAAATCCGTATGCACTTCTGCCTAATTCGTGTGCGGCTCTAAGTGTGCTACCACTTCCACAGCAAGGGTCAATAACTACATCTCCCTCGTCTGTAAAAATCTCAATCAGTTTCTTTAATACCGATACAGGCTTTTGTGCTGGATGGATTTTAGGAATATCTTTACTATCTTTATCCCAAGCAAACCAGTTAAACACCATATGTCCTGTACCTCTGATGTTCTTTCCGTTTTCATCAACCTGTAAGCCGTTTCTGAACTTAGGGAGTTTATCTCTGTAAAGCACAAGTGCATATTCTGTAGCACCAACAATACGCATATTTGCTTTAAGTACCTGCGGACTGTAATTTTTACAGAATACAAGCGGTATGTAATTGACAAATCCGTGTTTCTTTGCTGCCGCAATCAATGTTGACAACTGCTCAAACGAACAAAATACAATCATACAAGGGCTATTACTACTTCTTCCCCTTGCGACAGGCTTTGTGTCCTCTTTTTTCAACATCTTTGAACAGAAATGGAAGTATTCATAAAGATTAAAGTTAAAGTCAGAGTTAAATGCCGCTTTTTTAGCAAACTTGCTTTCTCCATTCTTATTGTCGCCGCCGTTGTACCACATCGGATTACTACCATAAAAGTTAGTGCCTACATTGTATGGTACATCAGCTATAATAAGTTGTGCTGGCGGTATTGCATATTTCTTGTAATTCTGCATAGAATCACGATAAATCTCGCATTTAATTTTCTTCTTATTCATTTCACCACTAAAAGGAAACCTCGGTTTTATGTGCGCACAACCTATTCCTTTCTTTGATTTTTAGTTATTGTTATACCTTTTTCTTAATGTGTTCTGCACCTTATTCATTCCTTTAATACCACCGACAATAAAAGCTATTTCTGCTCTATTTTCTGTCGCTTTTGTTTCTGCTTCCATATCGTGTAGTCCATACTCTGTCTGAATAATTTCATTTGCAGTAATTCTTTTCAGAATTTCTTCGCATTTCTTCTTGCTTAAAATCTTCATTCTACTTTGCTCCTTTCAACTGTTCTACTATTTCGTCAATCTTTTCTTCCTCTAAGATTGTAAAAGCATATTCTTCCTTGATAGCTTTTATAGTGTCATCAACAGCCTTGTTGTAGCCCAACTTAAACATATTTACATCTTCGATAGTCAGATTTTCAAATGAATCAACCATTGTCTTAGCAACTACGTTCACGAGCTTCTTGACATAATCCTGAACTTCAATATCAGTAGTTTCAATCTTCATCGTTACCACCCACTTTCGTACAATCACTTTTAAGCATATCTGCCTTGATTAACTCGTAGATAATATCAAGGTAAGTTCTATTGTCTCTGTATCTGCAATTTGCGTCTTTGTGGATTCTTGGGTCGTTATCATCCCAGTCATTAACGCCAAAATACACATCGCTTACAAGAAGCATTTTTATGCCATTGGCAATGCAAAGATAATAACAACCATGCTTACCATATACGCCCTTGCATTTCTTAAAGCCAAACTTCTCAAACTCTTTAGCTTTAACTGTTGGTATCAGCATTACTCTCACCCACTTTCTCAAAAGGAACACCTCTCAAATGTCCGTCAAGGTCTAATTCTGTTCCGTCAATATTTCCGTTCAGCTTGTTTTGACAATGACATAATAATGTTTCAAGGTCGCAAATTCTTCCTGCTCTATATTCATCCCTTATAAAGTCAAGAACTCTGTTTACGCTTTCTATTCTGTATATTGCCATGAGTTCTGCGTAATTATTAAAGTGTTTATTGGCAAGTTCTCTATATTCTTCGCCCTTTTTATACTCATCATTCGCTTTAGATAAATATTCTTCTGCACTCGTCATTCGCTTTCACCTACTTTCAACAAACTCAAAAATTTCTCATACTGCTTCTGCGACACCTTATTGTTAGCCTTATCCGCTCTGATTTCGATTTTAAGGTGCTTTTCTGCTATATTAGATAATTCCCTTGCAAGGTTCTTTCTGCCCTGTTGTATACCGTCACGATAACCTTTAGAGGGCTTAAACTCATTTATCTTTTCTTTACCATCTCCTTGACCGCCCGCTGTCTTGTTGTATCTGCATTGATAACCTTTTTTGGTGTACTCCAAAATCCAGTACTGTTCCCATTTGTCTAGTTCGGATTCGGGATAGTTGATAAAATTAAGTTTCCACCCATAAGGGTTATCATCACTATAAAAGCCCCTTTTTTTAAGGGATAGGTCTATGTGCTGATACCCTACAAGGTGTCCGCACATCCTCTGTGTAATCCTAACCGCCTGTCCTATATAAAAATATGAGATATTGTTTTCGTCAGTTCTTGTCAAAAAATATATTCCACTTTTGTCATTCAGCTTTGGATTTATCTTTAGAAGTCGCTTTCGATTCTCTGATTCTATAGCTTTTGCCTGCCTTAACTTCTTATAATCCATAATTGTACCTCTTAATTAAATGGTAGACCCTCGTCAGCTACGCCATCTGGAATAGCCATAAAGCTGTCATTACTGCTGTTACCGCCCATAATTCCATTATTGTTGCTCTGCTGATTAGCACGGCTTTCGCAGAACTCGTGTCTTTTAACAACACAATCATTAGTGTAGACTTTCTGTCCGTCCTTGTTAGTATAGTTGCCTGTCTGCCATCTACCCTCAACGATAATCTTAGTTCCCTGGTGCAAATACTTCTCTGCAAACTCTCCGTTCTTGCCAAATGCAATACAATTAATAAAGTCTGCTGCCTGTTCGCCCTCTTTCTTAAAAGCTCTGTCAACAGCTAATGTGTATCTTGCTACTGCCATACTTCCACTTGCTGTCTGTGAATATCTAATCTCTGGCTGTTTAGTCAGTCTCCCACATAGGATTACACGATTCATTACTTTTCCTCCTTAATTTCTTTTTACAGACAAAAACAAATTTACAATAAATACCACAAATAAAATTATCTTAAATGCTATGTTAATACCTAATATACAAGCTATCCATGATATAACAAAGCTTTCTACCAAAGAGATACCTAACTCAATGAGTACAAATAATAAAATTAATAAAATATAGTTCATTACTTTTTCTCACTTTCTAACAACTCTGGATTGTCAAACACATTGCCGATAACCTCATAGTCAACGGCTTTTCTATATTCTTTAAAATCACTGGTTTTCCAATCACAAATCATTGGCTCCCATTTTCCTATTGGAATGTTATTTGAATTATTTAATACAATGTCAAATCTTGAACAAGATTCATTCCATTTAACGACGAAATAATTTCCATTATGGAGAATATCATTCTCCCAAATCAGCTTGCCGTTCTTGTCTTTCAAACCTGTGCATTGACAGATTGTGGATGGGTCTACTTCACTCCATCCGTCTGTCTCTCCACTAGAATAAAATATTGTGGTGGGTTCAAATATTAGATAAGCTTCTTTGTCATACATATTTAAACCTTTTACATAATATCCTTGTACCCATTCTCCATTATCAAGCCTTTTTGCCTTGTACAAATATCTGTCCATATTCTCTCCTATTCCGCTTCTGACCGAAGCCAATCAAGTGTGCATTTTTTACATATTTTTCTAATTTTATTGTTATCGAGTTCACCTTCACTAGCATAAGGGCACTCTTCTAAATCCATAGAATCAATGCAACCACTAAATAGTACACTTGCCAACTCTTTATCCGACATATTTCTTATTCTGTCGGCATTGGTGTTTCTACTATCACATCTGCAACAAGGCTCATTATCTATCTGATTGTTGTTGTGCTGGCAGTTACAAGTGTTGATAGCTTCTATACTTTCATCAAATGCTTTTATAAACATTTCAGCTATTTCTTTTTCATAGTTTCCACACAGACCGTTGTTATCTATATCTGCAATAACTCTTGAAAAGAAATCTTTGAATTTGTCAGCAATATAATCTCTTGTGAAATCTTTAGGTATGTCAATTACTACTTTCATTTTCTCCGCCTCTCAATTCTTTCAGTTTTGCTTCTGCTTCGGATTTTGCGAGGAATACTGTTTTGCCAATCGTTGACAATAAGATTGTAAAATTTTTCTCACACTCTATGTAGTCGCTTTCTGGTCCGGTCTCATCGTCAATCCATTCATGTAACCATTTTGCCTTAACAGCAATCTTCATCCAGTTTCTTTTTGCAAAGCGGAATGAAACAATTCGTGCCGGAAAATATGAGGGAATCTTATGGTCAATTATTGGAAGAATCGCACTATCTACATAAACGGTATCTCCCACCTTGCACGGCAACCGCAGAAGTAATCCCTGCTCTTCGGCTTGCTCTCTATTTGCAAGTCTTTCCGCAA